GTTCCTGCGTTTTGACATCGGCTCCCACATTGTTATAGATGTTCACCTCTGTCCCTCCGCCGTAGGCTTTCACGCCTAAGTCCCCGCCAATTCTCGTCAGAGGCATTACCGCCTCCGGCCCCGCTTCGCCCATAAGTCCGGCTCCCCTGGCCATAGGGAAGACAGTCGGTCTGTCCACGATCCCGCCACGGGCGAATGGAATGACATTGCCGCCTTGAAAGACGTTGCCTTTGGCTACCCAGACAGCCGGCCCAGTAGTGGCAGGGATGCTCGCAGCGCCGCCGAAGAGAGAGCCGAGGCCGCTGGAGATTGCCCCGAATAGCGGACTGGTGATGTTCTGATAGATCATCATTCTCAGGAGGTCATCAATCATCGAGTCGATCATGTCACTGAACGACATTTCCCCTGTCCGGGCAAATTTTACTATTGCATCGGCGCTATCCCGTCCCCATCCTTCGATTGCGTCTTTGAGTTCTTTAATATTCTTGTTTTCCTTCTCGGCGCTCTTATCAAGTATTTTCGCCTTCTCTGCGGCATACCATTCATCCAGTTTTGCTTTGTCGTCTATATAAGCTGCATACTCGTCATATGATGCTTGCAGTTGCTGTAATTCATATTCTGTCGTAGATAGCGTTGCTCGTTTATGAGCCTCGGAGAATTCGGCCTGTTTTTTTTCTTTCTCCTTTTCGTATTCTTCATGCATCTTCATCTGGAGCTTGAGCGCTTCCTCTTCCTCTTCAGCCTCAGTTTTTTTGGCTTCGATGGCCGCTTTACCGGCCTCGATTTCTTTTACCAGTGCTGCGATCCGTTCTTTGTGCGCCTTGGATAGATCGGCATACTTACCATTTTCAAGTTCCCAAAGAACTTTTTCAACTTCTGATTTGTCTCCCAGCAATGCCAGTTCGCGTTCCAGGTCTTTTATGGCTGCCTGCCCGCGCTCGATAGTGGCATCGCGCTTTGACACCCCGCCGCCTAAACCGCCGCCTTCAGTTTTATTCGTTGCCATAACGGGAACATTGGGAGCGGTCGGAACCTTAGGGGCTGCCGGCTTGCCTTTCGCCTGCGATTCATTGTAATCATCAACTTGCTTTTGTAGTCTGGAAACTTCTTCCCTTGCGCTTTTGATACCACGGATTTTGTCGAGGAAGTCTGTTGATATTCCGACTTTGCCCAGCAATTTATCGGCAAACGCAACCGCTTTATACCCATCCTCCAGTTCCTTTAGTTTCTCCTTTGCGCTGTCGAGATTCTTTTCTAGTCTGGTTATGTCATCCCCGGCTACGCCGTAAACCTGCGATGCCAATTCCTCGCCGAGCCATTTCGTAAACTCCACGGTCTTTGATATAGCCGTCAACACCTTCTCGAATGCGGTAACCATCGCATTGGCCAGGGTTTGAGCGTTTTTAATCGTCTCAGGATTTTGTAGGAGTTGTATCAATTCCTCAATGGCCTGCGTCGTTCCTTTCACGCCTCCGCCGCCTGAATCGCCTTCTAAAAGATCGTCAAAGGCATTTTTTAGTGCGGTAAGCGCCCCGCCAAGTGTGTTCCGTGCAGCCTCCGCGCTTCCGCCGAACTGGGTTTCAAGCTCGGCAAGTATCACCTTTTGGGCCCCGGCAATATCATTGACCGCCATCAACTCCTTGACAGTCGCCTTCTGTGCTTCGGAAAATTGAATACCAGTCCGGGAAAGCGCGGTCATGCCGAGGACGGGGTCGTTTAGAGCCTTGCCGACTTGCAGTGCCGCTGTTTTCAGGTCTGTTTTAAGCGCTGTCGCAACGTTTAACACTGCCATCTGAGCGCGGGTGAACTCATCGCCGCCTATCCGTGTAAATGTCAGGAGAAGAGATTGCATCGAGATGATGGCTTCATCGCCGTAAGTGGTGATCTTCTGGAGTTCCGCCGCATACCCAGTCAGGTTTTGGGCAAGTTCAGGCGTATAGCGGCCCGTGGATTTCAGTGTCGCCTCAAGCTGAGCAACGGCCTGTTGCGCCTCTGACGCCGCGATTATAACGGCTCTAAACGCAGCTCCGATTGCTAATGCCGAGACAAGAGTCTTGAGCTGGCCGGCAACGCCGCTGAATGACCGGCCGACTTTATCCATCGCCCGTTGCATGCCGGTTGCGTTTTCCTCCACGGCTTTTTTGGCCTTGCCCATGTCGGAGCGAAAACTTGACCATCCAGCCGAAAGCTCAGCCCTTACTGACCCAATGGGTGTCGCCATAATATCCCTCTATGTCTTGAGCTCTTTCTTTGGTTTTCTCATTCCGAGCGCCTTTTTCAAGTCAGCTTCCATATTCGGATTACCCGCCTTTGGTTTGCTGATCATCTCGTTTAGCTTCGGCATCTTCTTTGCCCTCGTCAATGCGGCTATCATCCACGCTTGAGTATTCCTGCCGTCGGTTAACGCGGCAATGGCTTTGCGGGTCAAGTATGGAGTGAGCTCCCAGAATTCAACGGGGCTTATCCCCGCTTGAACAGCCGCGCAATACGCCTGCACAACCCAGCCGCCGGGAGGAGGCTTTTTTTTTCTGTCTCTTTTGGGATGGCCTCATTCCCGAAGTACGCCTGTTTTACCGCCGCATCTACAGCTCGGATGAATGGAACCATCGGAGGGGATGCTTCTATGATCCTCTCCGGTGTCCATTCCGGCTTATCGATTCCGATAGCTGCTACACGCGCGAGAATGTCATATTTGAAGAGGTTCGGCGAATCCCCGAATTCCTCTTCAACTTGCGCAAGCTGACGCCAGGTAAACTTAATGCCCACCTTTTCGCCATTGATCTCTACCAGCTTCACTATACCACCGTTCCCCTGATCGTTATCGCTCCGGTTGCGTCGGCGTCAACTTCCCCGGAAATAGAATAGTCGAGGACATACCCGTTTTGCAGTGTGATTGCCGTGTTATCGGAGAAGGTGATCCTGAAAGCAAGATTTTCGGAACCATTCGTGTATGCCGTTTTGACTGCATTCAATCCTGTGTCCGCATTATCCCAGAGCAAATTGAATGTCATAGTGCCGCCGTCACGGATACCCCGCTTCCAGACTCTCTCGGTATCCTTAAGCGTAGTCCTGTCGCGCTCCGAGGCCGTAGGATTCATCGAGAAATTGGTAATGGTGCCGACCTTTACAAAAGCGGCGGGGGTCATCTTAGCCCCATCCGTGTTGTCATTAATTGTCAGTGCGCTTGCATCGAGGTCAATGGCAAAGGTATCCTTTGTGGCATATTTCACCACAAACGTCTTACCATTGATAGACGCCGCATCAGAGCCGTCAAATAATGACGCAGTCACCATATCGCCGTTAACCATCCCATGCCCGACCGATGTCAGGATCATAGGATTGGTAAGTGATACCTCCGCTATGATTTTCTCCGAGCCGGTCGTCCCTGTCCCGATTTCTAAAGTTGTTCCTGTTGCATCGAGTATTGCCATTTTACATTCCTCCTTAGTTATTCGGTGTATCTCACCGAGTAATCTTGTATTATGCGATGAGCGTTCACCGCCTCTTCATATCCGTCAATCTCCGCTTGTGACAGGCAGGAGAACTTAACGCCGTCTTCTGTATATTCCTTCCCATCAAGCGCTGCCCTGATAAGATTTGCCAGACCCTTTGCTGCCGAGTAAGTCTCCGCCCATGCTTCGATCTGGAAACGTGGCCTTACTGCACCGCTGGGGCCGCTTAAATGATGCACCCGGCTGCCTGTCACCCTCTGTATGACGATGAGCGGATAGGTAGGCGATTGCGGAATATAATTGTAATAACAGCGTGTTGTGACAGCCTTAACTCCGTTGTCTGCAATTATAATCGCTCTCAATGCAGATTCGATAATCATCGCATCAATCCCGCCCTCTGCTGTTTTGTCAAACTCCCTTTGGCCGCCTTATCAGCCAGTCTTTTCGCCGCCTTTTCAATTTCCTTTTTCATCTCATCCGTAAATATCTTCATGACGCCATCTTTCGTTGATTCCCATGCCTGCCTTAGGTAAGACCTTGCCTGAACTCGCCCTGTACTTTGCACTACCCGCACCACGTCTCCTATCGGGACTGCCTTCGCCTCCTTATGCTGCCGTTCATCAGTTCCCCATTCCAACAAATGGGCGTGTGGTGCCGACGAGCCGACATACATGACAATTTCATCTTTTCCTACTCGGCGTCCGTCCTTCTTCTGGCTGCGTTTCAATGCCGAGGTAATCTCAACACTGTCTCTTAGGTGCTCCGACATCGCATACCGTTTCGGCTTCGGGGCCCAGGGCAACGCTGATCTATACTGTTCGGCGGTAGGCATGAGCGAACGCTTTGCCGCGTTCCTCACGGCGGACTTTCGCATAGCAATGGTAGGCAGCTCGTCTAAAGCCGCCATTAACTCCTTCACGCCGAACAACTGGAATTTGAAAGCGTCTTTTGTGGTGCTCATTTATTCACCGTCCTCGATCCGCTTTTTCCCGAAATCCCCATCATCTGGTCTAATCGCCATTATTCACCTCTGGATGCCACCAAAAGTTCAAGCCCCTCTTTACGGCCCAACTCCAGCACCGCCTGCACGTCGTATTCCCGTGAATCGCTGTCAATCAACATGTTCATCGGCCCGACATCCGAACGCCATCGAATCCGATACTTGCCGGACATGGAGGCAACAACCTGTTGTGCGTTCCATCGTTCATCGCCCCGCAGTTCCAGCCGTTCCGCCCATTCCTGATAACTACGAGTTACCGGTTTGACCTTGTTTGAGACGTTGCAGGCCGTCGCCAGCGTCGCCGTCCATACGTCGCCGATCTTACACCCGGCGTAGAAGTGATCTTTCTCAGTGGCGGTAATCTGATAAAGTTTTCCAATAGTCAGGGTGCCCGTGGCGATTTCGTCACCAGTCATGCACAAGGGAATCCAGGCCACGATTTCTTCCCCGAAGTCATCGGTAGTGGTCGATGCCTTATAGAGCTTAATGATACGATCTAGCCTGCCGGAACGCATTATTCAAACCTCGACCAGATTCTATAACTGCGAAGCAAACTGTCAACGGCATCGTCTATCCTACTGACGGTCAAGCCAACCACGACCTCCCCGCGGTGCTCATATAGGTCTTCGATCCGCAACAGGATTGCCGATTTAATCCCTTTCGGCACGTCGTCAGCGTCGCCGTACCCGCAAACGAACTCAATCTTGATAGGCTTATCGCTGTAGAGCGTCCCGGACGGCCACGATTCATTCGGCTGTAACACAATCCTGCCGGGCTCGCTTATGGTATCCACATCCACCGCCGAGAGAGTGTTGACATAATCATTGTCGCCTTCCAGACGATAGGCCACCGTTGCCGATTGTAATGGCGGATATGGTATCCTGATTTCTCTCCTGTTCGGCCATCTGTCCAGATAGTAGATCATAGTCTGCGTGATCAGCTTCCGGCCTATCTCCTGCTCGGTGATGATCCGTGCAGTGGCGATAAGCCGATCAAGCAGGTCGTCCTCGGTCGTGTAGGCCGTCGCCTCCGCTGTGGTAGTGGCGAGGCGCAGATGTTTTTTAACGTCATCTTTTGTGACCGGTTCGCTTGTTGGTGCGGTTTTAAGTGCCAGCTTCATGCCTCCCCCTATGCTGCGTTGAGATAGTACCCGCCAGCTACCAGCGGACGCCATAATACAGTTACGTCCGCCACCGCCGATGGTCAAAAGGTTGTGTTGTGGTTAGGAAAGGCACGGAGCCGAAAACTCTGTGCTTTTCTGTATGTATATGTATCATGTTATTCATATCATTTCAACCTATTTCT